GGTCTTTATGAATATATTTGGTATTATGTTATATGTAATGGTATAATTATATGTATTTTTATAACCTCAGTCGTCAATTATATAAAATATATTAGGAATCAAAACCAAAACCAAAACATAAATGAACAACATGTTGTATGAACAAAGAGATTTAGACATTGCTAAAGGTTTATATAAAAACCAAGAAGAAAAGTGTGAACGATTTGCGAGAAGTATTCATAAACTTAGAGAATCTCGCAAACAGTACGATGATAAAAGAGAAAAAAGTAAAATAAAATTTTTGGACGCTGTTCCGGAGAAACAAGTTCAAAGTAGACACGTTAATAAAATGTGTCAGGCGATAACAACGAGTGGTAAAAAGTGTAATTTTAGAGCATCATGTGGTGTCTTCTGCAAAAAACACGTAGCTAAAAAATAAATGTATTGTTATATTAAATGTTAGATCAAGAAACTCTCAGACCTGTCATAATAGCCATGGCTCTTTATTTGGCAATTTCTCAAATTATCCCAGAACTTTTGAAGAAACCAACGAATATTAAATTTATCGATGATATTGTTGCTATGTTGATCGCACAAAAGGGATCACTTACTTCGGGTACCATTCTCACCGGACTTATCGTTTTTATCACCAATTACATTAACGACGAATTCTTGTAAAATGTTTTCTCTAGACGTTAACATTCGTGTTCTTGGATGATCCATATATCTTAGTTTTTTATTATACACATCTTTCATAAACTCCATGAGTTGATTTGCATTTGGTTTACCCCAGGTCATACCGGCCTTGAATAGGAAATCATCTTTTACCAACTCCTGGCGTTCACAATCAATTGTATACGGTGTTTTTATATATTCTGGTGCACCACCAAAGTCCGTGATAATAACTGGTTTATTTCGTAAAGCTGCTTCTACAGCCCCTAAACCAATACCTTCTGAACTTGAAAAACTCACATAACAGTCTGATTTTGCGTGTATGTCTTCCATAACTTCATTTGATACTAGATCGTTTATAATTGTGACGTTTGGTATATTTATGTTTATGGGTTGTTTACACGTTGCTTTTACAATAAGTCGTGCATCTGGTTTGTTTAGACGAATAAACGTTTCTAAAATTTTGTTAAAGTTTTTCCTAGGGTCTAATACATTTCCAATGTGATAAAACGTGTATGGTCTGTTATCTGGTACATGAGCGTGTATTATAAAAAAATCGGTATCTGGAAATTGTTTTTTAAAAACTCTTTGACAAAATTCGCTTGGTACAGCAATTCTATCAAAAAGTTTAAAAAGTTTTCCGTAATCTTCGTGTACGGTTTCTGTTTCACATATAGTCATACACGTTACGTGTTTAACTTTACGTTTGATTTCCGGTATTTTGTCTAACCAGAATTGAACGGGTAAGGCGTAAATAAATGCTTTTTCACAGACGGGAATTTCGTCGTTTATGTCGATGCACTTACTACCAGGAAAAAGATCCATATATTTTCGCATTTGTTGCCCTATCCCACTTAAAGCTGTTGGTCCGATGAATAACATTTACTATAAAGATAATCTTTCTTTTATATATATTACGCGATGGACTCTGTTAGAGAACAAATTCAAAATCAACTTTCACGATCAAAAGTTCACACAGACGAACTTTATAGTATTATTAAACAAATTGCGGATCACATCGATCCACCAAAAGCTGTTCCTCCAGCTCCAGCACGAACCGCTAAGCCAGCCCCAGTTCCATCTACAGCTCCAGATCCAACTCCAGCCCCAGCCCCAGCCCCAGCTCCAGCTCCAGCCCCAGCACCAGCTAAGAAAACTGTTAAGAAGACAAAGTCAGCTTCTAAAAAGTAGGTTGAAGAGGTACGGGTTGTGGTCTAACTTTATTTTTTATGAAGTAAAATCCACCGCCAATTAATGCAATGCAAAAGGCGAGATAATATAAGGGGTATTTCTTTTTCTTTTCTTTTTCCATTTTTTCGATATCCTCCTTATCTGGAAGTTTTTTAACATTTATGTTGAGTTCGTCTATCTTCCCGATAAGATTGTGTAGTGCTTCGAGTATAAGAATTTCTCTGTTTATAGGTTTTTCTTTAACATCTATTGATGTAATTTCCAACGTCATGAACCATTCCGAATCTGGTTGTAATGTGACATAATTCCCGTTACCCTGTTGTTCGTAAAATACAAAGTCGAGTTTTTGTATAGAGATTGGGTTAAATAAACTTGTTTCTCTATTAAATCCACGCCATTGTTTATCGTGTATTTTAAAATTGTTTGAACCATCAAATTGTCTTTCTAAAGGTATTCGAGTGAGTAATTGACCATGACGCTCGTCGAGAATCTGTGCGACTTTGGGTATATTTTCACATACGATGTCTATAAATTTAGCACCGTTACCAGCTCCACTACTTGTTGTACCAACTTGAGTAACGTAAAAATCAACAACTTTAAATCCACATACTTTACTCATGTCTGACACGTGTGTGTTTGCTGTTAAATTAAGGTCGATTGAAAAAGTATTATTAGTACCCGTAACAAATTTTGAATCCACTGTTATGTACTGTACTTTTTTTGGTAATTCCTGGAGTGAAACCATCTTGTATTTAGTATATAAAAAAATAAACATAAATAATAGCAAATACAAACAAAAATGTTCCCTTTTTATTCCAGTGTTTGTAGGTTATTTCAAACTGGTATAAAAAATGTACCAAGTGATGTGATCGATACACCTACTCTTTCTAAAACAGTTTCAAAAGTGTCTTTGATAGATAACGATAAAATAATGTTATTACCAGATAATAAATCTTCGGATAATTTGGTGTCTGTAAACGATGTCGGTGAACGTGTTATACTCGAATATTCTAAATTTGACCCTTTATTTATACATTATAGACCTAAGTCAAAAAAGATTAAAATTAAATATACACAATAAATAAATGAAAATATGGACTACATGCACTTACACACCCACGACTTTAAACTCGCTTTCTGTCAGGCAACTGAAGGGCTCTGTGAAGACGTTAAAAGGATTATATGGGAAAAATCTCAAAAATACGAATACGAAAATCTTGTGCGCCCAGAAACCCCGAAAAAAACAAGAGAAAGTCGAGATTCACAACTCCCAACTGAAAGACTCGAAACGTTGGTCAGAAAATGGAGAGAAAAGTGGGGCGAACCAACTGTATAATCGTATGAAAACACTGGCTTATGAAGAGTTTTGTCACATAGATTTTAAACGAGAAGAGTACGATTCGTATTCATTGGTTTTATACCGAACAATGTTAAACGAATTGGCATACGAAAGACGTAATTTGAAATATACAACTATTTTTGGTGATAAATGGAGAAAATTATCAAAAAATAAGGATCCGTTTTTATACGATAAAAAATTAAACGATATTCAGAGTCGTATAAACGAATCGATAATCAGATGTGAAGAATTTCTCGAAAAAGAAAAAGAATTTAAAAAAAAATACTTTAAAGACGAAAATATAAATTTCGATAATATTATAGTATAAATATTTAATCAAGGGTATAGATACACTTTAAAAATAGTAAGTAAATACTAAAACATGCACTGAGAGTAGTTGAAATAGCCATATGTAATATATTATTATACCATGCGTAACATGAATACATTAATAACCCCGATATGTTTATTATTATAAAATATGTACTGATATCGTCAACTTTTTTAGTATTATGAATTTTATATATTTGTGGTATTAAATTTATAGTTAATAAAGTGCTTCCTACCCAACCTAAAATGTCTACGATGTGCATATTATTTTAAATATATATTTTATAACGTATACTATGTTGAGTATAATAAACCCTGGTAGTAAAACGCTTCGTATATCATGTCCTACAAAAAGGAAAGAAGGTATAGAGGAATATGAATATTTTAAATCTAAAATAAAAAAGTCAACATTACAATACGGTGCCATTGTATCAACCTACCATTTTATGTTCCATACACCTATTGATGGTATTTCTGCAAGTATTGGGACTTTTGCTTCGTATATTTATGTAAATTCACTTTCTGAGTATGTTGATAACATAGAACGTTCTTTCAATTTAAATAGAAGACTTTTAGTACCTACATCTCTTGCATTAGCTGAGTCCATGTGGAATTCCTCGGATTTTCCATTCGATTTTAATATGGGCGCAACACTTTTTGGGTTTTTGGTTTATAAAATAGCTTTTTATCAAATTGTTGCCGAGGAAATTTTAAAAGACAACGAAGACCTAAGTGAACTTGATCAAATGTAAAAAGTAAATTAAAAGAATAAAAATGTCTGTTTTTTATGAATTGTTGAAAAAAAGCACGAACCTTGTTCAAGTCGAAGAGATGAATGATCTCTTTTCATCCATTGCGAGTGATGGTAAATTGGATATGGAAATTTGGGGTCTTGAAGCTAATGATAGTTTCCCGGATAAATGTAATCCAAAACAATTTGATTCTCTTTCTTATATTGGATTGAGTAAACCGGATGGAAGGGAAGATCTTCGATTTGTTGAGTTCTTTTATGAAAATAAAGGGTGTGAAGGTATTATTGAACCCTTTTTTGAAATGTTATCGAAGAAATTATCTAACGATGGCAAAAAGAACATGATAATTGTTCCGCGTGTAATTCGTAATAAAACGAAAGAATTCTGGAAGATATATCTTAAAAAGTATTTTACAGATATTCAATCCGGTGAAAAATTTATTGCCAAGAATAAGATTCCTCCAGTTCTTGTATGGAACGAACTTACTAAAATCATGCCTTATAAGCCCGTTGAGGATGATGAAGATGTTGAATTTGATAATTAACGAGTAATTATCCTACTTAAAAAATAGTTTATACTATGTTATATAAATAAAAATGAATAACCTTACCTTTGAACTTATTAAAAATTGTACTACGCTCGTTAAACTCACACACCTCAATGATCTCTGTAATAAATTAACCGATACGAATAGTGATGTATACGCATTACGCGCCGATTTTGGTTATCCCGAACACCTTATTCCTAAAAATAATAAAAAAAATCTCGCTTACATGGGTATTTCTAAAAATAAAGTAGATACGACTTACGGTCAAACACATTTTATTACGTTTACCCACGAACCTAAATTGTCTATACGCGATGCACCCGTTGGTATTTTGAGAAACATGTATAACATATACATGGACGAAAAAATCGAGGAACTTGTCGAGGATGGGTATAAAGAAGGCGAAAACTTTTCTGTCGAATTATTTCCACAAACTATTGACCGTAGAAACGTTGGGTATTGGAGATGGGTATTGGAGGATGATTGGGGTGTGTGCGATCAAATATCCATGAACGATCTTATTGATGATTACGAAATTAAAAGATACATAGATTGGGCTGATTTGTATAATATTTTACCCGAAAATATTGACGATATTGAACACGAGGATGATGAAGATGACGAGGGTGAATATGATCTTGATGGTGATTTAACCGAGGAAGAAGAAGGTGAATATATAAGCGAATCGGAAACCTAAGTTTGTGATAAATGTAAAAAAAACTAAAAACTAAAAAATAAAAATGCGACCAAACTGTCCCTACGAGAACTGTTATTGCAGAGCTGGTAAGAACGGATTCTGTTTAAAACATAAAGATATTGGCGAAGCTATCGAAGCTTTACTCTTACTTTCAAAAAGTATTAAAAATAAAAATAAAAATAAAAAATAAATTAAGTAATCATGTCTACGGAGAATGATACGAATACGCGCGTTATTCAAAAAATAATGACACTCGTAGACGATCATTCCGATGAATTGCCAGAAGGTGATTATTTAGAAATTTGTAATAAACTAAAAGATATGTTTCTAAATAGACATAATACTAGACGTCCGCGTACTTTACCTCGTAGTTTACAACCAAACCCAATGGATGTTATTTATGAACGATGTATGGTTCTTGTTAGAGAAAGAAAAAGATTAAAACGATCTCTGAATCAAGTAAAAATAAAACATCGTATAACTGCGCGTGTAAAAAGAGAAGCACTCGATTCGTATTGTGATGCCCTAAATTTACCATACTGTGAGACTTTACAGGATTTACAAGAACTTGGACACGCTTCGAATTCAAATGATTTTTTTAAGGATTATATGAACTTAATTAATGGGTACCTTAGAGGTTTAAGGGAACGGTATATAGTTGAATGCGATAATATAGAAAATGAGATTTTGGTGTACTCAAATTTTGTTTGTGCAACACAACGTATTATAGATTCTTTTAATGATATTCAGTTAAATATTCCACCAATTCGGTAATAAAATGTGAAATATACACAAAAAAAACCTAAGTCGATATAAAAATATAAAAAAACTAAGTTATTAAAAATGGACGAGCTTACCAATTTAATGCGTTTAATTGACTTGAATTCCGAGGTAATCCCTGAAGGAAATTATCTTGAAATGTGCAACTCAATAAAAAAAGTACACGACACAATGTCTCGATCAAATTCGAATTACGAATCTGAATCCGATGATGATGAACCATTTAGGATTCGTGAAATTATACGTCGTGATATACAAACGCCATTTTCAGCACGGAGAAGTAATAGACGTCGATATTACGACGATGACGATGACGATTCAGAAGATTTACAGAATGCGGATGCAGATGCGGATATTGAAGATCCACCAGGTGAAGACGACGATGTTTTGATGACTTCTCCAGAGGAAGCACGAGATTTATTGCGTTATGTTAATTCAGTTTTACCACATATAAACGTTCCTCGAGAAATTGCTGATGACGTTGGATTTCATAGGGAATTGCGGCAGATTGAAATGGCTCACAACGAGAATGAATTACGGAGACTGGAACAAAAGATTGTGGACGTACAAAGGACTATTCGTAAAACTAAGATTAGACAAAGAATTACTGCAAATGTTCGTAAAGACGCTGTTAAAAAACGAGCTCAAGAACTTAATATGAGATTACCCAGATACACTATCGGTGCTCTTTTGGATAAGGGACACAATGTAGGTAATGAAAGAGAATTTTACAAAACCTACCTTGATGAGTATAACGACGAAGTTGTACATAAATTACACGATTTAAACGACGATTTAGTTGGTTTTCTTAGAGAAAAAGATTGTATTTTAGCGGAAATGAACGAATTAGACGGTTAATTTAATTATCATTTAAATATAACTTTACACCATTTTTCATTAATATTACCGAAAGGTGAAAATTCAAACAAAACGTGTATTAATGCTCCAACAATTATAAGTACACCTACCCCGTTATATAAATATTTCGTTATTGCCCAGAATAATAATTGTAAGATAACACCGATTGTGAGTGCTTCGAGAATGACTGTGGATACAGGACGGATATTCATTTATTATTTATAAATATTTTATTTGTACATTATATAAAATAGAATAATGTTATCGTCTAGAAATTTGGGAAATGCTGCACCAATGTTATTTTTCACATTGGCTTTGATTGCGGCTGGTATAACCATTGCCGTTGTTTTACCTAAAAAATCAAATTATTTCGAGGACCTCGAAGAAATCGAAGAAAAATAAATATATTAATAAAAATAAATATCTCGTGATATATAAAATGATACCCCTTCTTATTATCATTCTATTAGTCATTTGGTTGATTATAAAAGTTAGACGCCAGGCTGAGTATTATAAGGTCGAGGGTTTAAAACTTTCGTGGGCTAATAAAGCCAACATAGAAGGTAACGTGTCTAAATGGATTTTTGTTTTAAAAGATAAATCGGGAAACGAAATTCATAGATACGAAAATAACGAGGCTGGAAACCTTAAAGACTGGACAAATGTTTCGGTCGACGTTATAGGTAAAAAGGAGTTTGATGAAAAAATCATTGGTGATAATACACTCGAAATTTATTATAACGACGCCGAGGAGAGTAAAAAACTTTATACAACGACCGTGAATTATAGTGAGGATGATTTTAGTGGAACTATAGATACGACTAATCTCGAAGAAGTTCAGGAGATACTTGCTCCTCCTCCACCTCCTCCTCCACCTCCTCCTCCACCACCTCCACCTTCCGCAGGCACAACTGCCGACACTGCAGAATCAACATCCACAAGAGGTATCCGGTACGTATGGTTCGGGTACGAAAATTCTGGTTGGAGTAATAGACCTCTGAACATATCACAAATAGAAGTTTATTCTGGTGGTGTAAATATTGTGAAAGGTTTCGGCGATGATAAAGTCCAGAGTAGTAGTCAATACAATGCCAGTTGGGCGACTCCAAAAAAACTATTTGATGGAAATACTTCAACTATAGCACATACTAGAGATAGTAAAACAAATTGGTGGAAAATCGATTTGGGAAAAGAGTACTCGGCGATAGATAAGGTTTTTGTATACAATAGACATAATTGTTGTTGGGATAGATGGGCGGAATCGTTTGTTAAGTTATTGGATAAAGATGGTAATGAAATTGCGAGATCTGAAAAATTACCATCTAATAAGAGTTCAGCGGCAAATTATAAGGAAGGTGGACATAGAATTAAAAGATTTACATTCGATTCTTCATCCGCTACAACCTCTCCATCTCCACCTCCACCTCCGCCTCCGCCAATTACAGAAATTCCTCATCAAAAAGATGGTGGTGCCGATGGGTGGTGTAATCACGGGAACTCGGTTCACCAAGACGTACCAGGGTGTGGGCGTATATGTTCTGATAGTAATACGGTTGGGCGTAAAGATAAGGGTACATGGGGGTCGTGGGATGCTTATCCGGGTAGTGTTGATTGTCCAGCCGCTAAGTTAGACCAGGTATGGAAAAAGGAAGGGGGTTCGAGAAAACTTGCGGTTGGTGGTTATAGTAGGGGTCACGCGGGGCTGGATACGTCGGGTGGATTTAAATGGTACGCGTACAAAGGTTCATACTTATCAGTCCCTTCTTCGTTTAATAATAAGAATTTTTCGGCGAGGTCGACAGGTATTACGAGTTTTACTAATAAATCAGTGGCGACAGGTGGGTATTTACCCTTTGATGGTCGAGAAGATAACTATGGTGTTCGTTGGCAAGGTCGTTTCGTGCCGAAAAAGACGGGTGTTCACAAATTCTGGACAAAGTCCGATGATATGAGTTATTTGTACGTAGATTATAAAAAGGTTGTTGATAATGGTGGTTTACATGGTATGGAAGAGAAACATGGAACAATTAATATGACGAAAGGTAAAGAGTACCTTATTGAAATATTCTTTAGTGAAAAGGGTGGTGGTGATGATATAATAGTATGGTTCCAAGAACCAAACGGGAAAAAAACAACAAATTTCAAAGGGTATATGGTTAAGGATACTAAAATATGTTCAAGTGAGATGTTTAGTGGAAGGAACAATGTTGACAATTACAAACACTGTTTGGAATGCGCACATAGATGGGAACCTGGACTACATAAAAGATCAATAAATTGTGAAAATATATGGTTAGATGATTAAAAATTCAAACATTTTTAACGTGAAAATGAATGGTAAACATGTTTGAAAAAAATATAAATATACTATATAAAATAACCAATGAATAAAGGAATTTTAATTGGTATTATAGCATGTATTATTGTTGGTATCGCTGTAGGTATATTCTTTGGTGTAAAAGATCTTACAAAGAAATCGGGTGGTGATGGTGATGCTAAACGACCTGAACTCAATTTTTCTAACGAAGCGACTAAAACGATTAATCCTCAGGAAGGTGAAGAAAAGAAAGTTGAAACGTATATGATCGAGTATGCCGAGGGTGATACGGATGAAAAAGAAGCGGGTAAATTTATCGATCTTACGTTAAAGTGGACTAACCAGGAGGGTTTTAATGGAGTTGTTGAAAAACTCATATTTACGAGAACTCTCGATGGAACAGAAGTCCAACCCCAAAAAGAAGTTAAGGAGGAATCTGCTATTACCGATTACGGTAATGGATCCGTTACGTTTAAAGGTACTGAAGTTACTTCTTCTACCGTTAAGGGTAAAAATATAATTAAGGCCTATTATAACGAAATAAAGCAGGAAAACTTATTAGCGACGGCTGAAATGGAGATTACTGAATCTGATTTTACTACAACACTCGCGGGACCTTTTGGGGACCTTGTAGTTCCCGTTTCTATAAGTAGTGAATCGTTCAAACTTACGAAACAGGTTAAGAAAACGTTATACCAGATTTCACATGCACCTGGAAGGTGGTTTAATGTTGTTCCTCACGGCGGTGGTATATACCAGTTTAAGTTTGACGATGGTAAATTTCTTGAGTTTGATGGTCATAATAAATTCAAATTGAGTAAGTATAAGGGTAAAAAAATGCTCTTGACCGAAAAAGGAGAAAATGCGTGGGTACCAACGCGGGGTAGTTGGATTCCCATTGGTAAAATGAAAAAGGATGATTATAGGTTTGCACAGTGTGATTTGTTTGGTGCAAACCTGATTATGCAAACCGGCGAAACGTTAAACCCATCTGACAAATTATGGTTATCGCCAAATAAAGAATTTCGTGCCGTGTATCAAAAAGGTGATGGAAACTTTGTCGTGTATAAAGAAAACGATTCTAATAACACCATTCATGCTTATGCGAGTTCGAACGGAAGTTTCAATTTAAGACTTAGTGCGAACGGTAATATTTCATTTAAGAAAAGTGGAGACGAACTTATTAAGAGTGCTCAAGGGTATAAACACGCTGAAAAAGAGGGTTTAACTGCACCATTTTTATTTATGGTTTCTGATTTTGGTGGTTTACACGTCGTATCGAAGGAAGGTGTGGAAGTTGTGAACGCGAAAGAAGCGTTCGGTCCTCTTACTAATTATCATAAAACACACGCGGGTGATTTGTGGGGGTACGATAATGAAAAATATACCGGCGAGAGTTTCATCGGGTGTGCGAGAAAATGTGATGCAGATCTATATTGTGCCGGTTTTACGTATGACCATGGAAATAAAAACTGTTGGTCTAAAAATTACGAAGCGCGACTTCTGGGTGTTGACAAAGCGAATGATCAAAATGCGGATAGATGGTCAAACTTTAATAAGGAAGATGGTAGTACCGATTGGAAGAAGGTACAATATTACCAAAAGAAAGTCGATGCCAATTGTTATAGAGATCGATACGGCGACTTGAAAAATGCTTTTGGTACTAATTCAACCAATCTTACAGATCACTATTTTAATCATGGTAGAGAAGAAGGTAGAGATCCAACGTGTGATTTTACCGTACCTTTACGTGCGAAAATGGGGTATTATCACGACGAACATGGGGTTTATTATTCGAACGAGTTCGATGCGGTTAAGAAAGTTGGTTGGGAGGGGTGTAAAAAAGTCGTGGCGGATAAAGGATATGCGATTTGGGGTGTTAGGACGGGTAATCATAAAAGTGATTGGTCCAATACATGCTTCGGGTATAGAATTGGTGAAGCAGCAACAGAATTAGGACCTAATACTTCTCATGGCCTTGACGGTCATTTTATGGGATGTGTGAACGGTAAAACTTTGGATTCGGGGTGTACTAGCGATTAACTTTTAAATGTATAAAAAAATAATTCACGCATGTTTATTTTAAATCGAGATAAACATGTTTGAAAAAAAATATAAATGTATTATAAAAACTAACCAATGAATAAATCAATTTTAATTGGTATTATAGCATGTATTGTTATTGGTATCGCTGTAGGTATATTCTTTGGTGTAAAAGATCTTACAAAAAAATCGGATTCTGGTGAAGAAGAACGTCCCGATTTACAATTTAATAAAGCATCTAAAACACTCCAACCTCAGGAGGGTAACGAAGACGAAAATGCTGATCCAAGTGATGCCGTTGTTGAACAGGATGAAGGGTACCAAATCGAGTACGAAACTGGAACCGACGAATCTGGTAATAAGAGTGTTGATATAACTGTTTCGTGGAAGAACGGTATGGGTTTCAGTAAAGTGGAAAAACTTATTTTTAGACGCGAGGTTGGTGATTCTGCCGTACAAGAGGACATTGTTGTTGATTCGGGTGAAGGTATCGCGAATAACGGGGGAGGTAAGATAACGTTTAAAGGTGACGATTTAACGGATCCAACTAAATCGATTATTGGTGTGAATAAGATAAGTGCGTGGTTTAACGAGGTTAAGGGTGAAAACTTGTTAGCCGATACGGGTGAAGATATTAAGATTACGCAAGAGGATCTCGATACGACTATCGATTTAACAACTGCGGAAGTTGTTGACGTTCCAATTACACTCGATAAAGAATCGTTTAAAGCTGAAAAGATTGGTAGAGAAACGCTTTACTTGATCGAGGAGTTCCACCAGTGTTTTAAAATGAAACAATTGGGTGGTGGTAAAGTCCAGTTTATCCAAATATTAACTAATGAGGTCGATAAGTTATGGGATAATGCTGATTCGTTTAAACTTAAAAAGTATAAGGATGGGTTCATGTTAGGACACCCAGAAGATAACACTAAAGTTTTGGTAAGAAAAGTGTTAACAAAAGATGATATTGATTTCGGTGATAATAAAGCTATTCACCATAAACCAACGTTTAAAAAATTGAGTGAAATGAAAAAAGCTGAATACGCACGCGCACTGTTCCATTTGGAACCCGTGCGTACCGCTATACGGTCGGATAGGAACGGTGGAAAAATGGAGACTGGTAAGGAATATCGATCACCCGGTGGGAAGTTTACGTTTAAACAACACCCTAATAAGATAACTTTACATATTTATGATCACACGCAAAAAAATGATATCTGGAGAGGGGGAGCTGGTCCAAGACCTTTTAATAAAGTGTGTGATACGCCTACATTACAAGGGGATAGTAATTTTCTTATGGCCGTAACTGGTAGTCAAGATGATTGGGGGTACAGAAGTGATACGTGGCAACATGGTAGTGGTAGAGCTCCGTATAGAATTGTTGTGGGTGATAATGCAACTGTTGCTATTGTGAAAAAAGATGGTCGGATCATTCACTATGTATTCCGTGCAAAACCAATCAGTATTGCCACTGTAGCTGGTGGTGCCCCTAAATGGTCTTCATGGACGAGTCCATCGAACAGGTTTAAACATAGTGGTTTAGCGATACTTCACGACCGTTGGTATAAGAAATCGAACGAAGAACATTGGATTAAACTTGACAATGGTCGACACGCTAAAGATTGGGGGTACAAATGGGTTGCGTATACACTATCGGAAGGTAATGCTGGGCACCATTACGAACTTTTTAATAGATGGGCTACTGTCGGTGCCGGTTATGTATATTTACCAGATGGGGCGTGTGATATACAAAGTAATCATAAGAGAACAAAAGGTTCGAGTGTAATAACAGGTCAAAAAGCCGATTCGACTGCCCCTACCTTGTATAAGGGTCCAGAACACGCAAAATTTGCACAGGGAAGTTACGATACGTGGAAAATATACTATATTCCAAGTTTACCTTTGGAAGGGTATGTTAATAAAACCGATAAACATGATTCATTGCAATCAAGCGGAGACCAAATGAAAGAAGAACATTTCGGGGTTGAACAGTGTCGAGCACGCGCGAATGAGTTTGATGGAGCAAACGCGTTCGTTTATAGACACTATAGAGGTGATACTGATGGATGGACGCATACATGTGGACCAGTTAAGTTATTTAACATAGATAATTTGAGAGGGAACGTGAATTACGAAACTAACCCCTCGCGTCATTCAACTGGGTGTACTAATCCATTAAAAAGTGCGCGAACGGGGTGTAAGACTGCGATCGATATACCAGAAAGTGGTGGTACATATCAGGGATCCGTTAGATGATAATTAATAACAATTTAAAGAAAACCTAAGTGAGTGAGTATTAAAAAAATAAAATTAAGAATAAATATTAAATAAAAATGTCCGAATCTATTGAAAATATTTTAAACGAACTTGTACGAGCTACAACTCGACAGTACGATCAATTCGATAGAAATAACGAAAGACTCCTTTCCAACAGTGAACTATTAAAAACTCTCGTTGAAAAGGTAGTAAAACTTGATGAACAAGTTTCTGAGTTGACAAAAGCTCAATCTGATTCAAAGGAGGAGATTCAGTATCTTAGGGAGAAACTTAATGTGGCTTCAAGTGCACTCGTGGAGCAGAATAAAAATTTTCACGAGAGGGAACAGACGTGTGTAAACATGGTAAAATCTATGATGGAGAAGATGGATACATTCGAGAAACCTCGTGTTAAGAAACCTGTGAATACTGAACCACGACGCCAATGTAAATGTTTTACAAAGAAGGGTGTTCAATGTAAAAAATACTGTATCGATGGTTCTGATATGTGCAAGCAGCATACCAATATTTCTTTAACGAATGGTGGTGTCGGTGATACTTTAAACGAAAGTGAACCACCTCGTGATACTGGTGAACCGGATGTTAGTGAAGAATCTGAAAATACTGTTGTGAAAAAACCTGATGGTAGGAAGAGAAGGAAACCTGCTAAGAAGAAAATACCGCCACCTGTGCATAATCACGAACCTGGTGAATCATCACAGGATTGTGAATTATGTACAACGCACGGTGATATACTTGATCCTGATATGCCCGATGAAGAGTTTATGGGTGTTGATGTTGATGGTATGACTTTGGAAGATCGTTTACGTATGGTTATCCAAGAAGAGGAAGAGGGTAAACTTACGAGTAATGTTTCTAATACATCTACTGATACACAAAAAACGTCTTTTCGTGAACAAAGTTGGGCTGATATGTTGGAGGAGGAAGAAGAATTACAAAACGACCCTGAATATACTGAACGTATTAAAAATGTAAAGGTATGTTATGGATAAAAGCGTTCGCAGTATAATGACTATTGTTGATGAACACAAAGATAAGATTCCTGAAGGTGCATATATTGAAATATGTAATAATCTTCGTGATATTCGTCGTATACATAGTGGTGTGTGTATACGAAAAAATGTTGACCGAGTTGGTCGGTTTTTAAAAATGATAATTTATGTTGGGATTGGTACAATAATGCGTGAAAAAATAGCTAAAAAATAGATTGTTTTAATATAATATAATAATATGAGTTCAATTTTATCGAATAACCCTATTCGTAAAACCATGTCTCTTTTAGATGAACATAAAGATAACTTACCAGAGGGTGCATATTTAGAAATGTGTGATAATTTGAAAAGTCTTTATTTGACTGGTGGTGATGCGGCTCGTGATACATACTTACTTGATTTAACAAATGAATATTATAGTTTACTTGAAGATAACGAATCGTTGCGACACCAATTGGTAGAGCAAAAGAGGGAACTTTTACGAGCGAATGTGTCTCGTTTTGAGAGGGTGTCTAGACCTGCGGTCATTCAACCTCGTGGTATGCTTGAATCTATACTTTTTGATCCACAGGCTCCGCCTATTAATGCTATAAACCCTGTGTCGGCATCTGCGTTTAGAGGTTTTGCCTCGTCAAATGAAGCATCTTCCTCTATGGATACTGATACTCCGTCGCCCTTCGTTCGTGGCTCCGCTACTCGTATTGGTAGGAGATGATGTATAAAGGATATACAAACCAAACCAATTTAATACACGTTTAAAAATACTAACCTTTTTTAAACGTGTATCATTTATACATACTTACTCTATAACCACAAAACCTAACGTAAATTATGTCTTTATAAATCACATAAATAGTGTCAGAAAATTAAAAATACCAGGCGGATTAATTTCTTAGCTATATATTGAGAGTAGAAAAATGTATCAACCCCCAAAATACCCTCTATCAAATAGGTATCATTTAGACATAGCTCCTCTATAGGCATTTTGAGGGCTATTTCTCTAGTTAAATTAGCCCTATTTTTTGTCTTGATAAATCAAGACTGGTGCGAA